AATCTCCTGTGGTCGTATATGCATTATTTCTGTGCCAGAATAGCAGTGGCGTATCATGGATATGTGCGAAAGTATGGTTGATGAAACATTACTTGGAAGCGATCGAGGACTGGTTGATTCTGGCCGCTTTGTGCGCTTTCGCCGGGTTTATGGCGTTTATCAATCACACTACATTGCAGGAGATGACGGCCCGCAAAATGTTTGTGACAATATTTGCAGGTGTTTTTGTGGGTATTGTGACGTTCTTGATGCTGGATGGTATGGATTTAACATATAAACAAAAAATCGGTAGATCAGTGCTGGCCGCATACATAGCAATCCCTCTCTTGCATGGGTTTTATGCACTGGCGAAAATGTTTGAGAAAAACCCCGAGAAGTGGATCAAGAAATGACAATGAATATCCATAACCTTGTCGAGATTCTGAAACGCAACGAGGGCTTGCGCCTTACGCCATACCGCTGCACCGCTGGCAAGTTGACCATCGGTTATGGCCATACCGGGCCAAGCGTTGAAGAGGGCCTCAAATGGACACAGGAACAGGCCGACCATGTTCTGCTGAATGACGCTCGCAATGCTGCGGCTGATCTGGATTGGCATCTCCCTTGGTGGCGGCGTTTGTCGGACACACGGCAAGAGGCGTTGTGCGACATGGCGTTCAACCTTGGCATAAAGCGGCTGCAAGGCTTTCAGAAGATGCTGAATGCCCTTCGCCGTGGACAGTGGCAAGAAGCTGCGGCACAATGCCTAGATAGCCGCTATGCCCGTCAGGTGGGCAACAGGGCAAAACGCAACGCATTTGTTTTTGAGCATGGGCGGTGGCCGGAATGATTGAAGACAATGTTATTCCATTTCCGGGAGATACATCTTTACCGTTAGATGCTAAGCGGATGCTTGCCACAATCAGCAAAGAGGACGATGTTGAAGATGCTGTTGTGCTGGTGATGCGTTCAAATGGTAGTATGACAATACATTCCAGTGAACCATGTGGCGCTCATATCAATTTGTGGATTGATAAAGCAAAAAAGTTTATCCTAAATCAAATGGAGGATTTATGAACTACACTCTGAAACGATTTCGCGAGCCGTCCACCTATTCCGGTATTGCTGCGCTTCTTGTCGGGCTTGGCGTGGCGCTTCCGGCAGGGATTATCGAATCCGTGACTTACGCTGGCGTTGGCATTGCCGGGCTGCTGTCCATTCTGTTGCCTGAAGCGAAAAAATGATTGCTTTAATCCTTGCGGTTGCCGTCACCTGTACACAACCCGTACGGGTGATTGATGGTGACACCATTGAGGTGTGTAACGCATCAGGCCCAGAACGCATTAGGATTGCACACCTTGATGCGCCAGAATCATTCCGGCCAGCTTGCGCCAAGGAAAAGCAAGCTGGTGTTCAGGCAAAGCAAGCCGCAATTCAATTCTTTGTGCGCCCCACTGTGGATCTTGATATCAATCGCCACAGCAAAGATCGTTACGGGCGCAGCGTCGCTGATGTGTCTGTGAATGGCGTGGATTTCGCCACGTATATGATTGAATCAGGCCACGGGGTAAAGTGGCAGTTCAACAAAAAGCACAACTGGTGCAAGGAGTAGGGGAAACCCTACTTCTTTTTACCGCCGCCGCCTTTTTTCTTGTATCCGCTTCCGCAAGGCATAATGCCGCTCCATATTAAATGCCCGGCTACAACGCCACCGGGCGAGGCGGCAATCAGCCTGTTAAAGTGGCTAATGCATTTATTTTACACATTCAAAGATGTCGCGCAAGAAAAAACCCCGGTCGCGTGCTCAGCAGGGGCGATACCGGGGCGAACTGGCTCCCGGCTCTAACGCCAACCGGGTAAGACGGCACATAACGCAGTGCTGCGGCATTCTCACCCCATGCTTCGGGACTGTTTGCAAGTACGTGTGATACTTACAATCCCAGCTTTGCCAGAAACGCTGCCCGTTGTCTAGGCTTCAATTCATTCAAACGAGCCGCCAACAGCGGCGGTAATTGCGCCGGAACCATTGCCCGCATCAGTTCCGTTTCAATCGCGCTCAGCTTGGTGGCATAAAGTTCATATTCCTCAAACGCCTGAGCAGCAGCGGGAACCCACGCTTGCACAATGCGCCAGATTTCTTCCGCATATCGCCGGATCTCAAGCTGAGCGTGTGAATCCATCCGCAGTTTAATAAAGTGCAGCAGATTCCGCAGATCACATTTCCATACCCATTGCGTGTAGTAGTTCAGCGTGATGCCCATGCGAGCCAATTCACGGGCAAGGGCCGCTTCATTCAAAAGGCTTTCATAATTGAACCGCGCAATGCGTGAGAACGATTCGATCTGATCTGCCACCTGTTCAGCTTGCGCTGGCGCGAGAGCCTCTCCACGGCCTTGCTTGTTGTTCTTGGACTGTTCCGCCATATCCAATGGAGACGGTGTATAGAACTCCTTGCACATGAGGCTATAGCGGGCGCTTTCCTCGTTCACATTGGCGGTGCGGTGACGTATCCACTGGCGAGCCACGAACAATGGCAACTTGATATGTAGCTTGATCTCGCACATTTCCAAGGGGCTGGAATGCTGGTGTTCCACTAGGTATGAAATGAGACTGGCATCATCATTTACGGTGCGCGTGCCATCGCCGTATGATACACGGGCGGCATCGGCGATAGACCGATCAACCCCCATGTAGTCACGGACAATAATAAAACCATGATCCAAGACAGGGATTTTTACACCGATCATTGAATCAAGAAACGGGCTGTGTGGTCTGGACATTTTTCATTTCTTTCTTTTTTGCGAGGTATCGTTCGTTTGCAGCGCGGCTGCGATTCCTCAATTTTATAATCCGCATTTCCATGCGTTCGCGGTTTTCCCAGTACTGCACAATGCGAACGGCTTTCTCCAAAAGATATTCGCGCCCTTTGGCCAGTTCTGGTGTTCTGTACGTTTTGAGAAGCACCCGCGCTTCATACAGTTCTGTTTTGCTGTAAAGCGGTTGTTCTTTTAACGCTTTTATAGCCTGACGGTCATTTTGCATGGATACTTTGTTATGTTGCCGATGAGCGCAGACTTTACTGCACGTCTGTCGGTTGTGTATGGTGACAGGAAACGACTTCCCGCACCATACACAATTCGCCTCTTCCATCATTCCTCCCACGAAAATAAATCCATCGTCACTATTGGCGGAATGCAATGCGGGCTGCACCATAGGGTTTCGCTTTTGCGATTGATGACAGCTTCCTCTGTGCGAGCATAACCGCCAAGTGCCGTCCATGTTCTGTGATGCCAGCCGCGTGACAATAACTCGTCATGCTCGCCAGCGTGACCGCACAGAACAATCCGCAGCTTGTCGTTTGCCCCGTTTGCAATGCACCACGCGCGAACGTCATCAGCGATGCCTTGCCCCATTCCACCTGCGCCGTAATCCATGTCCCCCTTGGTGTAGGGCGGATCAAGGAACACGGCAGTTAGGCCATTTTTTGTAGTAACTGAATCACCAAGAACACGGCTCCAATCCCCGCTGGCAACACGCACATCACGCAGCTTGTCGTGCAACAGTTGAAACCATTGCTTGATGAATGCCGTGCGCGGGTGAACGTCATCCGGCGCATCCCCCAAATGAGGCAGCTGGCGATTGATGCCTTTTCCCGCATCCCCCAAATGAGGCAGCTGGCGATTGATGCCTTTTCCCGCATTCCCCAAATGAGGGAGCTTGCGATTGATGCCCTGACCCGCATTCCCCAAATGAGGAAGCTGGCGATTGATGCCCTTTCCAGCATCCCCCAAATGAGGCAGCTGGCGTGAATCCATAATCGTTTCACCGTCATGCACCCACGGGCCTGTGCCTTCGCACCATCCATGTCCAATCCATGCGCACGCCCCCCAGCACCACCACCCGGCAATCTTTGCATCGTACCATTCTGGATCACCGTGCAGGCAATCAGTCAGCGTCTCACGTTGCCGCACAAGCCAGCTGTGGCGGGCAAACAGGTCTGTTTCATTCACAGGCCAGTCGGCGTAATGCGCAACCTCGTCAGGCGCGTGTGCAATGGCTCGCCAGAAATTCGCCACAAATCCGTCAAAGTCATTGATGGTTGCAACAAACTTCATGCCTTCAGGCGCGCCCAGCAACATTGCCGCGCTGCCTGCAAACGGCTCGACATAATTCCGCACATCACCGAAGGCTTCCCACACCTGCGAACAGGCAAGGCTCTTGCCGCCAAAGTACGGGAATGGCGCTGCCAGTGTTCCAGCGAGCGTCTTCATCCTATTCCTCCCGGATAAACACGCCGTCCACCATGCGGCCCTTACGATCCTTGATCTCCAGATACGCCCGATCAATACACGCTTCCAGCGTCGTCTGGCTCTGAGCGGCAAGGATGGTCAGCACCACGGCGCAATCCCCGA